GAGCCTGCGATAGCGAGGCTCGGGGGGTGGTCCCCCTCGCCTGATCGGGGGCCAAGGGGGCTCTCTGGAGCCCCAGCCATGTCCCCATCTGCGGCTTTCCACCCCGTTTGACCCCGGGGTGTTAAGCCGCCCTTGGCCCCCGATCCCTGGTCTCCAACCAGGTCTCGGGCTCAAACTCCCCAATGCTTGGGCCGCCTTATGGGCGGCCCTGCTGTGCCCTTGGGGCACTCATTCCGGACCGCCCTGGGAGGCGGTCCAGCCGGCGGCCTGAAGGCCGCCAGCTACGCTGGCTTTTATTGTTGACCGTCCCGAACTGCCGTTTATTCCCGGGGTTTTGGCAAAGAGTTAGTAAAGCCTCAGGGCAGGCCCCTGACCTGCAGTGATGCGATCACTGCCAGCGGAACGGCCGCCCGTGAGCGGCCTTACCGCGCGTCAGGAGCCGTCCTCCGGCGACCTGTCGCTGACCCCGCCACTTCCAGTTTGCGGGCGGCTGGAAGGCTTCTGGATCTTCCGGCATGCACGGCAAATGAACCCAGCGGCCGGCGAGCTTATTGACGTCCTGTCCAATAACGATGCCGGACAGGCACATGGGGCAAGTGCCGGGGAACTTTGCGTTCATCTTCCTCCGCCTTTCTGTGGACCCTGACGGACATTCCACCGCTGCTAGCAGAAAAGTGCTATCAGCACGTAGCCTCCCGCCCCGACAGGGCCCCCAAGGGGCCCGCAGACGCGGGGAGGTGGGCATGGCGCGGCTGACGGTCAACAAGGACGGCAAGCTGGGCGGCGGCTCCCCGCGGGACCGCCGGATCTCCAAGGCATCGTCCAAGGACCGCAAGAACATCATCCTGGCGACGGTGCGCATGGGGCACACCATCGCCGAGGGTTGCCATCAGGCCGGCTGCGTGCGCAGCACGTACGACTACTACCGCAAGACCGACCCGGACTTCCGGGACCTGATCGACAAGGCTCTCCAGAGCAACCTGGAGAAGTCTCAGGGACAGAGGCGGGAAGTCCCGGACTTCCCCGAGTTCTGCGAGCGGTACCTGAACACCCGCCTGTTCCGGCATCACCTGCAGTGGTATGACCTGCTGGAGGGCCGGGAGCCGAGGGACCTGCACCCGGCGCAGCGGTACGTGCGCGGCGATGAGGACCAGATCGTGGTCAACACGCCGCCGGAGCACGCGAAATCGACCACGCTCACCGTGAACTACGTGGTGTGGCGGATCGTGCAGGACCCCAACATCCGCATCTTGCTCGTCAGCAAGACGCAGAGCATGGCCGCGAAGTTCCTGTTCTCCATCAAGCAGCGCCTGGCCGAGTCTGAGACGTACCTCGACCTGCAGCAGCACTTCGGGCCGCCCGGAGGCTTCGCCGAGGGCGCCTCCACGTGGTCCTCCACGCAGATCCGTGTGGCCGGCGCCGACTCCGGCGAGAAGGAGTACACGGTCGAGGCCGTCGGTATCGGCGGCCAGATCTACGGCACCCGTACCGACCTGGTCATCATGGATGACTGCGTGGACAACACGAACCACCAGCAGTTCGAAGCCCAGATCGACTGGATCCAGAACATCGTGGGTTCCCGCGTCGCCGACGTCGGCGGGCGCATGCTGCTCATCGGCACCCGCATGGCGACGGTGGACCTGTACTCCGAGATCCTCAAGGCCCGGTACTACGGCGAGGGCAAGAGCCCGTGGACGTACCTGACGCAGCCGGCCGTGCTGGAGTTCGCTGACAAGCCCGAGGACTGGGTGACGCTCTGGCCGAAGACCAACCGGCCCCCGGTCACCATCCAGGCCCGCAAGCAGGCGCAGGAGCAGGGCTGGCCGAAGGACGGCCTCTGGCCCATGTGGCACGGCGAGGCCTTGGCCCGTAAGCGGCGCAAGATGACGCCGCGCAACTGGTCCATGGTCTACATGCAGGACCAGGTGGCCGACGACGCCGTCTTCAAGCAGGCGGATGTGCAGGGCTGCATAGACCGGGCCCGTTATCCGGGCCGGATGTTCGACGGCCAGCCTCAGCACCGCCGTTACGGCATGGATGGCCTCCTCACCGTGGCCGGGCTGGACCCCGCGGCGGCGGGGTGCACGGCGATGGTGGTGATGGGGCTGGACCGCCGCACCGGGGTGCGGTGGGTGCTGGACGTGGTCAACCGTCGCGGCATGCCGCCGCACGAGATGCGCTCGGAGATCGACCGCCTCACAGAGCGGTACTCGATCAGCGAGTGGCGGGTGGAGAAGAACGCCTACCAGGCATCCATCGTCCAGGACCAGCTGATCCGCTCCGCTCTTGCTGCCCGCGGCTGCTTGATCAACCCGCACCACACCAACTCCAACAAGTGGGACGCGGATTTCGGCGTTGCCTCCATGGCGCCGCTCTTCGAGGGCTGGGCCACCGGCCGGAACCTGATCCGGCTGCCGTCGCAGACGCAGTCCGAGGGCGTACGGGCTCTGATCGAGCAGCTGTGCTCCTGGTTCCCGGAGACCAAGGGCCTCACGGACACCGTGATGGCCATGTGGTTCGCGGAGATCCGCTGCCGGGAGCTGATGGTGAGCGACTACTCCGGCTGGCACGTGAACAACTCCGAGTTCACGAGTGAGCGCGACGCCGCCGGACAGATGGTCGTGGACATTGACTTCGCCCTGCAGCAGCAGGGCGCGGGCGCGTGGGATGGCGCCCTGACGTGGTGAAGGGATAGACGTGGAACAGAAGCCGAGCGTGGGCCGGGTGGTCCACTACCGCAGCTACGGCACACCGGGCGGGGAGTACCTGCCCGAGTGCCGGGCGGCCATCGTGACCGAGGTGGTTGAGGACGGCCACGCCGGTCTGGCCGTCCTCAACCCCGAAGGCGTGTTCTTCAACCGCAACGTGCCGCAGGGCAACGCCGACGACCGCGGCACCTGGCACTGGCCGGAGCGTGTGTGATGGTCAAGTGCTGCCCCCTCCATCCATCCGCCAGTAATCGCGCTGAGCGCCGATGGGCCGACCGACAGTGCCTTTGTCGCGGCGAGTGCGGTTCGCACCCTGCAAAGCAGCAGCCCGTGAGGGTGGGTGCGTGATGGCAACCCCGCTGACAGCAGACCAGCTTGTGGCCGCCCTTAAGGCCGAGGGCCTGACCGTGCACGAGGTGCGCGACTGGCGCCATCACAACCGCAACAGCCGCGGGGCCTGGGGCCCCATGAATGGCGTGATGCTGCACCACACCGCCGGGATCAACGGCATGGTGGATTACTGCTACAACGGCAGCTCGGACCTTCCAGGGCCGCTGTGCCACGGCGTCATCGACAAGAAGGGTGAGGTCTGGCTGGTCGGCAACGGCCGGGCCAACCACGCCGGAGGCGGGGACCCGCGGGTCCTGGCCGCGGTGGTCGAAGAGAACTACGGCGACCGTCCGCCGGCCACGCATGAGCACCAGGGCAGCTCGGGCGCCGTGGACGGCAACAGCCACTTCTACGGCTTCGAGTGCGTCAACCTCGGGGACGGCAAGGACCCGTGGCCGGACGCCCAGGTTCAGGCGATGGTGAAGGCCTCCGCGGCCATCTGCCGCGCCCACAAGTGGGGTCCAAAATCCGCGATTGGACACCTGGAGTGGTCCGACTGGAAGAACGACCCGCGGGGCGCCGCTGTCGACATGGTCAAGATGCGCGGCCACGTGAAGGCCTGCCTGGCCGTGAAGGCCGGCGCGTGGAAGCTCGTTGCCCCCACTCCGCCACCCGCTCCGGCGCCGACGCTGGAGCAGCGGGTGGCTGCGCTGGAGAAGCGCGTAGCAACCTTGGAAACAAAGGTCAAGTAACGGGGTACCCTTCGTTTCGCAGGAGGTGGTCATGGCGGACATTGAGCAGATAGCCCGGCGCGTGGACGCTCTGCGCCGTGACGCCCAGGAGCGGGACGCGCGTCACCAGACGGTCTACGACGCTCGCGCGCAGAAGATCGACAACATCGCCCCGGGTTCGATGCCGGACGCGTGGCCGCGGCCGATCACGGCCAACGTCATCGACACCGCGGCCCGGCAGCTCGCCGAGAACCTGGCGCCGCTGCCGTCGATCAACTGCGCCTCTGGCGTCATGTCGAGCGAGCGGGCCAAGAAGTTCGTGGCCAAGCGCACCAAGATCGCCTATTCCTACGTGATCGACAGCAACCTCAAGGCGAGGATGCCGGAAGGTTGCGACTGGTACCTCATGTACGGGTCGACGGCCTTCGTCGTGGAGCCCGACTTCAAGGAGGGCCGTCCCCGCATCCGCCTTGAGAGCGGGATGAAGGCCTATCCGGAGTTCGATCTCGCCGGGAAGGTTCGCTCGTACACGCGCGTCTGGCGCGAGTCTGCGCGCCGCATCGCGGCGAAGTTCCCGGACTACGCGGACGTCATCCTCGGCCGTGACCAGCCCTTCGGGCGGCAGGTCACCGGGGACACAGAGCTGGAGCTGGTCAAGTTCTGCGACGCGCAGAGCTACGTGCTCTACATGCCGGAGCGCAAGAACCTCGTCCTGATGGACATGCCGAATCACTTCGGCAAGGTCCCGGTGGCCATCGCCCGCAAGCCCACCTGGGACGAGCAGGACCGCGGGCAGTTCGATGACATCGTGTGGCCGATGCTCGCCCGCAACCGCATGGCGATGCTGGGTCTGCAGGCCACGCAGCAGACCGTCAGGGCGCCGCTGGCCATCCCGACGGACGTGCAGAAGATCCCCTTCGGGGATGACGCCGTGATCCGTACCAACTCGCCGGAGAAGATCCGGCGCGTGGGCACGGACATGCCGCAGGCCGCCTGGCAGCAGGACGCCCTGCTGGCGCAGGAGGTCATGAAGGGCACCCGCACGCCGGCCTCAGCGACTGGCGACGTGGACGCCTCGATCATCACCGGCCGTGGGGTCGATGCCCTGAACGGTGGCTATGACATCCAGGTGGCCACGGGTCAGCTCGTCATCGGCCACGCTCTGGAGCAGGCGCTTGAGCTGTGCTTCGAGATGGACGAGAAGTACTGGCCGGACGCCAAGAAGTCCATCTCCGGCGTCATCAACGGAACGCCCTTCGAGGAGACCTACACGCCCTCGAAGGACATCAAGGGCAACTACCGGGTCTCGGTCTCCTACGGCTTCGCCAGCGGGATGAACCCGAACCAGGCGCTGATTTTCCTCCTCCAGCTCCGCGGCGACCAGCTCGTCTCGCGGGACTTCGTCCAGCGGCAACTGCCGATGGACATCGACGTCACGACCCTCCAGGCCGAGGTGGACAAGGAGCAGACCACCGACGCCCTCAAGCAAGGCGTGTTCGCCCTGCTGTCTTCCATCGGGATCATGGCCCAGCAGGGCATGGATCCGACCATGCTGCTTACGAACGCCGCGAAGCTCATCGACCTCCGCGACAAGATGCCCATGCATGAGGCGATCTTGTCCGCGTTCCAGCCGGAGCCCCAGCCGACGTCCCCCACGTCCGCGGCTGGCGCTCCTGGCGCCCCGGGCAGCCCTGACGAGGGCCAGGGCCCCGGGGTGCCCTTCGGGGTCAACCCGACCACCGGCATGCCGGGCGGTATCGCGCCCGGCCAGGCCCAGATGGGCCCCGGCGGGAAGCCCGACGTGCTCTCGCTTCTCGCCGGGCTGACCAGTAGCGGACGGCCCACGGCGTCCGCCTCAGTGAAGCGGAGTGTTCCGGCATGACGTGCCAGACATGCGGCCGTCCGGCCGAGAACGGCCAGCCCACCCACTGGCTGGGCTGCGAGAAGGAGTGGAAGGTCGTCCAGCGCGGCAACGTGACCATCTCCACCAACGCCGACGTGTGCGAGCACGGCGACTGCATGGCCCCCAAGAAGGCGTGGTCAGGCAAGGGCGCGAAGCCCAAGTACTGCGCCGCTGGACACAAGAAGGAGAAGTGATCATGTCTGACGGATTCGCGGGCGACCCGTACCACGAGGGCGGCAGCCAGCCCATGGCGCACCTGAAGGGCGGCATGGAGATGCCGCACACCCAGGCGCCCATGCAGGGCTCGAACGACGGCAAGAGTCAGGGTGGTGCCAACGACACCACCGGCAACATCGCGGGCTGGAACAGCACCAGCCTGCAGCCGGGCCGCCCGACCACGGGCAGCAACGACAGCAACAAGGCGCACTGAGGCATGCCGTCCGGCGGCTACCGGCAGCCTGCGAACCCGGCCCCCGTCAGCGGGCCGGGTCCTCTTGCGCGCCGCACGGACGGCGGGCCCGGGCAGCCGGTTCGCACCCCTTCCGGGGGCGCCTACGGGGATCGCAAGGAGCTGCAGCAGTTGCAGCAGGCCGCACCGCTCGCGGAGTCGGCCGGGGGTGACCAGCCCCCCGCGATGCCGCAGGGGCCGGACCTGAGCAGCCTGATGGGCTTCGGGGAGCCGACCGCGGAGCCGGGTACGCCGGTCACGGCCGGCGCCGCCGCTGGCGCCGGGCCGGGCATGGAGGCGCTGAACCTGCCGCCCGCGCGGGACGCGGACATGGAGCGGCTGGTGACGTGGCTTCCCGCGCTGGAGCGGATGGCGAACGTTCCGGGCGCCTCGAAGGAGGCGCGCAACCTGGTGAGGTTCCTCAAGAGTCAGGCGGGCTGATGGAGACGCTGGAAGAGATGGGCGCGTACTTCGCGGCCATGCCGCACGCGGCGCCTCTGGCTGTGGATATGGCCCTGTACGGGCCGCCCGCAGGGCTGGCCGGCTACGGCCTCGCCGCTTCGATGATCGGTACGTCCGCGGTTATCGACCTGCACCCCGAGGAGCAGACCTCGTTCGAGGGTCTGGGGTGAGCCGTGGGCAACTGGTTCACTGACGCGCTCGACAGTACGGCGAACGCCGTCAACTCGCTTGACCGCTACATCAACCCCTTCCACACGGAGACGGAGTGGAAGGGCAACAAGAACGTTGCCGCTCCCGACGACACCCGTAACACGGCTCTGGGGCAGTACGTCAACCACTCGACGGAGTCGTTCTTCCAGGCCGTCAAGTGGGTGCGCGACAACGCCATTTCGCAGCCTCTCTCCACCGCGGCCCTGATGGGCAAGCTGGGGCGACGTAGCGACGACGACCCCATCGGCTTCAGCGGCAAGTACTTCTCGGCGGCTGAGTGGTCGCGCGCCTGGCGGGCGGCGAACCACATCTCCCCGTTTCAGGCCGTCGCTCTGAACAGGTCCGAGGCCGAGAAGGCGGTGGACTCGCCGCTGGAGTACTACACCCCGTCAGAGGCCTACCTGCCGCCGGAGTGGAAGGACCTGTCCAAGGATCAGCAGCAGGACCTGCTGAAGCAGGCAGGCATGCCCGCGGTGGGCAACCGCTACATCGAGCAGTTGAGGGCGAACTCCGACGCCTACAAGTACGGCACGGGCGTGGGGGACTTCGCCTTGGCGTGGTTCGCCGATCCTCTCGTCTTGACCGGTAAGGCCGTCGGTGCCACTCGCCAGGCCACCACTGTCAAGGTCCGCCCCAAGGGCGGCTGGTCTCAGGAGCGCATTGACCAGCTGGTGAACTCCTCCCGAATGAGCCAGCTCGTGGACTTCCTGGAGAAGAACGCCGACAACCCGCAGTTGGTCAACAACACCGACTTCGCCATGAAGACGCTGGGCCCAAAGCTCGGGGCCATTAACGCCGTCTTGAAGGGCCCGGAGGAGCGGCAGCTGTTCATCCGCACCGGCATGGGTGATGTGCGGGCCCAGGAAGAGCTGATGAGCCGCAACAAGCTGGCACGTCAGCGCATCGAGGCGGACAGTGCGCGCCTGGCGGACATTGACCTCTCGTACGCCCTCCACGGGGCCAGCTGGGACCCGGGGCTCAGGGCCCTGGCCCAGGGCCAGATGGCCCGGCTGAATGAGGCCATCAGTGCCGATACGGCGATGGTGCAGCGCTATGAGCAGATCGTGGGCTCGTATGACGAGACGGGCAAGCTCATCCATCCCGGCATCGCGGATGAGATCGATCAGATCCATCTCTCACGCTGGAGCTTCGCCCGCGCCGAGCAGCGCACGGCGGCGCAGAACGAGTATCTGGCGGGGCCGGCGCGCAGTCGCCTGAATGCCCGGCGGCTCGACATCACCGCCACTCCCGTGCTGGGCCGAGTGGACCAGGCCACGGGCAGGTTTACGGGAACGATCGCCAGCCGTGATGTGACGTCCGGGTTCGTGAAGACTCGACTGTGGGGCGTGGGGGACTTCTTCACCACGCCCGTGACGCTGGTGCGGATGCTGGCCAATCACCGCCCCAACGGGTACATGTCCATTGACCAGGGCACGGCCTTCGAGGCCGCCAACATGGCGGAGCTCCGTGGGCAGCTCGCCCGCATCCCGGGCGTGACCGCGGAGACGCGGCAGGAGATTCTGAACCAGTACCTGAAGACGACGTCCGAGGGCGAACGCAGGGAGCTACTCGACAGCGTCAACCGCATAGGTGCGGCAAAGATCGCCAAGAAGTACGGGCTTGCTCCCGAGGCGGGGCGCGAGATCTACGAGGCCCAGCGGCTGAAGCTGCTGGGCCAGATCGACGACATGCAGCAGTTCACGGCATCGAAGATGGCGGGAGCCGCCGAGGATGGCTCGCCCCTGCGCGTGGACGCCTTCGAGGCCGAAGGCGGCATCAAGGTCCATCCGCACACGGTGTCGCGGATCATGAACTCACACATCATGCCGGACTTGGGCGAGTTCAATAAGATCATCGCCCGGCATGCCTCCCCTTTGCGGGCGATCCGTGAGTCGCATGCGGGTAACCCGGACTGGATTCTGGCGGCCGGCGAGTACCTGAACCACCTGTGGAAGTTCACGACGCTCTTCCGCGTCGGCTATATCGCCCGCGCGATGGGCGATGACCTGGCCAGCCAGTGGGCCCGTCTCGGCACGGCCGCCATGGCTCTGCGAGTGGGCTATGGGGTCAAGAACGCCGCAACCAACCTCGCGCACCGCGAGGAGCGGAAGTTCAATGAGCTGAAGGAGCAGATGCACCTGGAGTCCGCTCGTTACGCGCAGGACGAGCTGGACCTGTTGCAGGCGGACATGAAGAAGTCCGGTGGGCGCATCGAGGCGGAGCGCCGCACGCGCGAGCGGGACGCCCTCGTGGCGGAGAACCGGCTCGGTAAGGCCGAGCTGCGCCTGAGCAACCTTCCCGCGGATGCCACGGAGGCGCAGCGTCGTGCTACGGAGCGGTTTGTGCAGTCCAGGCGCAATGAGTTGATCCGGACGCGAGCCCGACAGGCCAGCTCGGTCTGGCCCGGTAAGACCATGCAGCTCAGGGATATGGAGCTGCGCGCCGGGATGCTGGAGTACTACCGCAACCTCTCCCGGGACGCGGCCCTGGAGGCGGCGCAGAAGCAGAAGAAGGTCTTCCAGGGCGCGGGCGCTGTCGAGATTGACGGTGTGGTCTTCCCGGCCGCGTTCGGCGGCCAGCGTGGCGACTATGCCATGCAGCGAATCGGCGGGACGGAGGCGTACACGCAGTTGTTCGCCACGGCCAAGCAGATGATGCATCAGAACCTGATCCGGTCCTTCGACAATGGCGCCCGGCCCATTGACGCCATCGACGACGCGGCCAAGCATGCGGATGCTTGGACTCATGCGATCAACGCTCAGATTGCGGGCGACCAGATGCAGCGCATGCTGGTTGCGGGTGAGTCGGTGGAGAAGGTCGCGAAGTGGCTGAAGGTCGACCCGGCGGGCAAGGCGTACTGGAAGCGCTTGGGCCTGAAGATGTCTACGCCGGAGGACATCGTGAAGCGGGCCCAGCACGAGGTGGACGAGTACCTGCCGCTGCCGGAGATCCGCATGCAGGCCCTCACCCCAGAGGGCGTGTCGCCGCAGTTCCTGCAGGACGCAGTGCCGAACCCGCTGCACCGGCCTACGGTGCACATGGGAAACGTGGGCCGCAATCCGCTGGCGCACATGCGGGCCATGGACCGCATCATGCAGCGGTTCTATGACGTGGCCAACAACCTGCCCGCTCAGCGGCTGTCCCGCCATCCGCTGTTCAACCAGCTCTACGAGGGTCACCTGAAGACGATCGTGGCTCAGCGCGCCAAGCAGGGCGCGGAGACGAAGACGGTCGGGGACATTGAGCGGGCCACGGAGACGGCCCGCCGGCTTGCTGAGCGGGACATGAAGCGTCTGGTTTTCGATATCTCCCACAAGAGCGATGCCGCGGCGGCGCTGCGCTTCATCAGCCCCTTCTTTGCCGCCACGGCGGAGTCTTTCCAGCGGTGGGGCCGCGTCATCGCGGACAAGCCCGAAGTGCTGGGCTATGCGGCGAACTTCTACAACGCGCCCGCGTACACGGGGCACATGCAGGATCAGGACGGCAACACGATCCTCCCCGACGGCACGGTCTGGACGATCGACCCGAAGACGGGCAAGGCCGTGAAGAAGCTGGCCTCGAAGAGCGACCGCTTCATCGTGGCCCGCATGCCGAAGTGGTTCGTGAACTCGCCGCTCGGCGTCGCCTTCGGCGTCGAGCGTTCCAGCGGGAACATGACCCTGTCGCAGAACAGCTTGAACATGGTCACGCAGGGCGATCCCTGGTTCAATCCGGGCGTCGGCCCGATCGTGCAGATACCGGTGAATGAGTGGGTCAAGGACAAGCCTTCTCAGGCCGAGGTGGCCCGCCATCTGGGCATCCTGCCCTTCGGGCCCACAGGGGGCGGCAACCCGGTCTCCCGGGGGCTCAGGCAGCTTGCGCCTACGACGGTCCGCAACTTCCTGACGGCGTACGACACTTCGGACTACCGCTATCAGCAGGTCAAGATGCAGATCATGCAGCGGGCCATCTACGACCACGATGTGCACGGCAAGCGGATGCTGTCCGCGCAGGAGATCGCGGACAGGACCCGGAACTACTGGCTCTTCACTGCAGGCAGCGCCTTCCTGCAGCCGATGGCGACCAAGCGCCGGGACGCGTACCAGTACTACCGGGACCAGTACAACATCCTGCGCAGGCAGGACCCCGAGAACGCGGATGCGAACTTCCTGCAGCGCTTCGGGGAGGACTACTTCATCTTCGCGCAGACCATGAGCAAGAACGTGGCCGGGGTGCCGGCCACGAAGAAGGCTGTGGAGTTGAGCAAGAAGTACGCGGGACTCCTTGCGGAGTTCCCCGAGCTGGGTCCGCTGATCATCGGTAAGGAGGGCGACGGGCCCTTCTCGCCGGAGGCCTACGCGTACCAGCTCAACAGCCCGTTGGTGCCGGGCGATAGCGAGATGCAGCGCACCCGTCTGAGTGCCCAGGAGGCGCTGAAGGAGAACCAGCGCCGGCTGGGCTGGGCGAAGTTCTCTGGGGTGATGGACTGGCTGAACTCTCAGGTTCACCAGCGCGGCCTCACCTCGCTGGAGGACAAGGGCGCGGAAGACCTGCTGAACGTGAAGAAGGCCGTGGTCCAGATGTTCGGCTCAGCCGAACTCTTCGGCGAGGCGAACCCGTACTACAACGAGGAATGGTCGAAGGACTACTTTTCCTTCGACTCGAAGAAGTACGAGCGCCTGGCCCCTGCCCTGGAGACGGTGGCCAAGGATGTTCTGAAGCAAGCCCCGGACCGCGGGGACATGCGCACCCTGCTGCAGTACCTGCAGGCCCGCAAGGTCATGACGCAGACCCTCGCGTCACGACCGTTCCACTCGCTGGGCGCGCAGCACAACGCGGACTTGCGGCAGTGGTGGGTGCGCTACGTCATGGGCTTGACCGAGCAGAACACCGACTTCGAATCCCTGCACCACAGGTACCTGTCGCGAGATCTCGGGATCGATACGGACGAAGAGCAGACGGCCCTTGAGGCGCTGCAGGAAGGGGTGGCGGTCTGATGGCGTTCGCACAGGGCGGTACGCCCGCCCCGAACATCCCAGGCCTGTCCAGTGACCAGGCCGCAATGCTGTCCCAGCTGGTCGGACAGCAGGCCGCGCAGGCTGGCGCCAGCAATTACCCAGGCCTGGTCTACCTGGGCTCGAAGAAGCCGGGCCCCCACGGGGGCTCCGGCATGGTGGCCCCAGACGGGGGCAACTATGACAACTGGGTGACCGGCGAGCAGGCGGAGCACGCCTACAACGACTGGTCGGCCAAGAGGCGGCAAGACTTTGTGGCTCAGGCGAAGATTGCCGGGCTCATCGACATTGACGGCGGTGAGGTGGAGGGCGCCAAGATCTGGCGCGAGCTGGTCAAGGAAGCCTCGTACTTCGGTATCGGCAAGAAGCAGAAGGTCTCCCCCTGGGACATCCTGACCGGCTACGTCAAGGCCAAGGGTGGTGGTGGAGCCGTCTGGCAGAAGGACCCCTCCAACCCGAACTTTGAGGTCAACCGCCTGACCGGCGAGCGCCGCTACGTCGGCCCCCGCTTTCGGACCACCACGCAGCAGAGCGTGAACTTCTCCGATCCGGCCACGGCCGCGGCGGTCGCCACCAAGGTCTTCCAGGACCTGATGGGCCGCGACCCCGGCAAAGGGGAGCTGGGCGCTTTCGCTGATGCCTTGCACCAGGCAGAGGCCGGCAGCCCCGTCGTGACGAGCACGACCACGGAGTATGACCCGGTGACTGGCGAGCCGGTCAGCTCCAGCTCCACCAGCTCCGGCGGCGTAGACGAAGCTGGTAAGGGGTACCTGGCGCAACAGCGCGTGAAGGGCACCAAGGAGTACGGCGTGGTCCAGGCGACCACGAATTATCAGAACGTCCTGGAGAACCTGGTGTGGAACTCGCCGAGCCTGGGTGGTGGCTGATGCCGTCCGGGGACGCCATCGCGGAGACGGTGCGGCAGGCGCTGGGGGTTCAGTACGTCTGGGGCGGGCAGTCCATGTCCGGCTTCGACTGTTCAGGGCTCACCTACTGGGCTTACGCCCAGTACGGCATCCAGCTGCCGCGCACCTCGTATGAGCAGATCAATGTGGGCTACAACGTGCCCGTGAACAAGCTCCATGCCGGGGACTTGGTCTTCTTTGACACGGACCGCTCCAAGGGCGGTCCAGATCATGTGGGTATCTACATGGGCGGCGGCAAGTTCATCCATGCCGCCCGCCCGGGCCAGCCAGTCAAGATCTCCTCCCTCGGTGATAGCTATTACATGAACCGGCTGATGGCCGCCCGACGGGTCCCGGGAGTCGAGGGCGCTGGAGCCATGGCTGTGGGCGAGCTGGGCGTAGCCCAGCCGCACCTGGACGCCCCGGAACTGGCCGAGACGTACGGCATGAGCTATGCCTTCTTCAAGAGCCAGCCGGAGCTGATGAAGCTGCTGAAGTCCGCCGTGGCGGACCAGTGGACCTCCGAGCGCTTCGCAGGGGCGCTCAAGAACACCAAGTGGTGGCGTACCACCTCCAAGACCGCCCGGGAGTTCCAGGTTCTCTCTCAGACGGACCCGGCTACCGCGAAGGCGCAGCTGGCCGCGCAGCGGGTCATGCTGCAGCAGGCCGCGGTCAAGATGGGCGCGATCCTCACGGGCAAGCAGCTCGACAAGGCGGCCCGGGACAGCCTGGCCTACGGCTGGAACGAGGCCCAGGTTCAGAACTTCCTTGGCAGCTACATCAAGTTTCAGGAAGATCACACCCTGGGCGGCATGGCCGGTACGGCCGCGAAGCAGATCACAGGCATGGCGTACGCCAACGGCGTGCGCATGTCGGAGCAGACGGTGAAGAACTACGCCCAGTACGTGGTGAAGGGCGTCTCCACCATGCAGCAGGTTGAGGATCAGATCCGTCAGCAGGCGATGGGCGCCTACCCGGCCTTCGCCGAGCAGATCAAGGCGGGCGCCTCCGTGCGGGACATCGCTCAGCCCTACATCCAGGCCATGGCCCAGGAGCTGGGCGTCCCGGACGTGGACTTGTTCACTCCGCAGGTCAAGCAGGCCCTGAACCGCATGGACGACAAGGGCGCCCCGGCGCCCATGAGCCTGACCGACTTCCAGCAACTGCTGCGCAATGACCCGCGCTGGGGCAAGCAGCCCGGGACGGCGGACAAGACTCTGGCAGTGGGCCGCCAGGTCCTCAAGGACATGGGGCTGGGGTACTGATGGCGATCTCCTTTGATCAGTTCATGTACGGCATCGGGTATCAGGAGACCCGGGGCCGCAAGGACGCCTATCACGTGGTCAACGCCTATGGCGCGGTGGGCAAGTACCAGGTGCTGAAGAGCAATGTTCCCGACTGGTCCCGGCGGGTGCTTGGGCACTCGATTACCTGGCAGCAGTTCCGCGACAGCCCCGCTCTTCAGGAGCAGATCGTTCGGGGCATCCTCAAGGGCTATTTCAACGCGTGGGGCGCCCGGGGCGCCGCCGCCGCCTGGTATGCCGGTCCGGGTAATCACAGCCTGGACATGTCCACCCGGCCCCAGAATGGCGGCCCGTCCATCAAGACGTACGTGGACCAGGTGCTGGGCTGGGCGGGCGGCTCCAGCGGAGAGGTCGGCTCCAGCTTCTCAGGGATGGGGGCCGTGACACCACAACTGACGGACGACGAGCGCGCCGAGCAGTACGGCCTGTCCATGCGCCTGATCAACAGCTCTAAGGAGCTGAAGAACCTCTTCAAGCAGGCCGTGGCGGGTAGCTGGTCCAGCGCCCGCTTCGCGGCCTCCCTGAAGAACACCAAGTGGTGGCGGAGTCAGTCCGACTCCCTACGCAAGTACGTCACGCTGAAGATCACCGACCCGGCGACCTGGGCACAGAACAACGCGGCAGCAGCCGCGAAGCTGAACCGGCTCGCCGTGCAGGTGGGCCTGGGCAACCAGATCTTCCAGGCCGGCCCCGGCAAGGGGCAGGCCAATGCCCTGTTGAAGCAGGCCATCTACAACTCGCTCGCGCTCGGCTGGTCGGACGAGCGCATCAAGGACTGGATGGGCACCAAGGTCTCCGTGCATGGCGGCATCATGTGGGGCGAGGCCGGCGAGGCCTTCGATAAGCTCCACGGGATTGCGTACCTGAACGGACAGAAGTACTCGGACGCCTTCTACAAGGCCACGGCCACCAATGTGGCCGCGGGCAGGGCCACGCTGGAGCAGTACGAGGCACAGATCCGCCGCGAGGCGGCGGCCCGCTACAGCGCCTTCTCGGAGCAGATCCTGGCGGGCCAGAACGCCATGGATCTGGCGGCCCCGTACATCAAGAGCGTGTCCTCGCTCCTGGAGCTGCCGGAGACGGACGTGGACCTCTTCAACTCCCACGTGGCCTCTGCCATGACCAAGAGCACGCCGCTTTGGCAGTTCGAGAACGATCTCCGGGCAGATCCGTTGTGGCGGAAGACCAATAACGCCCGCGAAAGCATGTTCACCGTGGCCCACCAGGTGGCCAAGGACTTCGGATTGGCGTTCTGAGATGAGCACTCCCGCAGACCAGTACATCCCGGAGGAGTTTCAGCACGAGATCGACCTGCCCGCCGGCGGGGTCGATCAGGCTGCCGTGGACAAGGCCAACGCGGACTTGACCGCAGAGAAGACCAAGGGCGACAAGTACACGGCCAGCATCGACGCTGCGAACAAGCGGATCAAGGCCTATCAGGCTCAGCTGAAGAACAAGAAGCTGACCACCGCGCAGCGGGCCAAGATCAGTGCCCAGATCACGGCGCAGCAGAAGTACGTGGCGGCGCAGACGAAGCTGCGCTCCGCCTCGGTCACCCAGCAAGGCGTCCTGCAGAACAAGGTCTACGAGGCCTCAGGCGAGTACGACAAGCTCTTGTCGGGCGCGAACCGGGATGCCTTCCTGGCCCTGAAGAGCCTCTTCAACGGCTTCGGCCTGGGCTCCCTGGCGGGGAAGATCTACGACTTCGTCAAGCAGGGCTATGGCGCCGACACCATCGGCTTGCTGCTACAGGACACCAAGGAGTACAAGGCCCGCTTCGCGGGCAACGAGGCCCGCGCGAAGGCGGGCCTGGCCGTGCTGAACCCCGCGGAGTACCTGGAGACGGAGAAGGCCTACCGGCAGATCCTGTCCAGCGCCGGCCTGCCCAAGGGCTTCTACGACAATCCCGCGGACTTCGCGAACTGGATCGGCGGCGACGTCTCGCCGACTGAGATACAAAAGCGTGTCGATCAGGCCGTGGCCTGGACGTCCCAGGCCGACCCGGCCACGAAGCAGGCGCTGAAGTCCATGTACGGCGTGGACAGTACCTATCTGGTGGCCTACGCCCTGGATCAGTCCAGAGCGCTCCCGCTGCTGCAGAAGCAGGCCAGGGCCGCCGAGATCGGCGCTGCCGCCATCCGCCGCGGCTTCGCCGCGAGCCGGACCGACTTCGAGAATCTGGCCACGTACGGCATCACCGGAGAGCAGGCGGAGCAGGGCTTCGCTCAGATCAAGGACACCTACGGCTCGTTGCAGTCCATCGCCCGGCGCTTCGGTCTGACCTGGGATCAGCAGGAAGCCGAGCAGGAGGTGTTCACGCCCGGCGTGGGCAACGCCCTGCAGAAGGGCAAGGGCCTGCGCTCTCAGGAGCGAGCCCTCTTCGCGGGCTCGCAAGGCTCCAGCACCCAGGGCCTGAATGCGGGGTATCGTCAGACGTGACGTTGTCGCGCCCCTTGGGGCGCACAGAGGGCATGGTCTCGGTGCTGCCACCCTGGCGCGATGCCCAACCCCAAAGCCCCCGGACCTCTCTCCGGGGGCTTTGTGCTGCTCAGCGCTCCCAGGGGCGCTGAGTCTCCGGCTGCAGAGCCGGGGTCACGGCCCCCGTCGCCAGGCGCCAGCAGCGCCAGGCGCCTGCAGCAAATGCCGCGCCGAAGACGGCGAGCAGTGGCCCCCCATCGAACTTCACGACACCGACCACTGCCGCAACGGCGGCAAAGCCCAGCCAGATGGCGAACAGGTGCAGCAACAGCTTCTTCATGAAGCCCCCCTCTCCTGGCGCGAGGGTAGCGCTTCCGCCGGGCGCTGACATGTGCTAGCTGAAAAACGCTAGCTGGGTTTACAGTCGTGCACCGACGGACCGACCGGCCCCGTCCCAGGACAAGGCCGGTAGCGGAGCGCGAAGCCCCACCCCGGGGGCGTAGCTGGCCGCGAAGAGACACGGGAGTGCGCAGTGAGTGAGTACAGCTTCGGCTACGACGACTCCGGCGAAGAGCCGGGCCTGGGCGAGACAGAGCCCCAGCCGCAGGGACCCAAGTGGTTCCGTGAGGGGCTGGCCAAGCTCTCGGGACAGGTACAGGAGCTGAAGGCGGAGAACGACCGCCTCAAGGCAGCTCAGACCCGTGGCGAGCTGGAGAACGCACTCAAGGCGAAGGGTTACGCCCCGCAGGCCGCAGGCCTGTTCACGGGGACGCCCGACAAGCTGGACGAGTGGCTGACTGCCAACGGCAGCGCCCTGGCCAAGCTCCCCGCCGCTCCCGGCGAGGACGGACAGGGAGAGCAGACCCTTTCGGGTCCGCCGGCCTCCACCGTTCCGGCTGACGGTCAGGAGCAGATGCAGCGCATGCAGGAGCAGGGCACGCAGGGCGTGGCCCCTCCGGCTGGCACGGACAACGAGATCGCTGCGGCCCTGAAGGCCGCGCAGTCTCCCGAGGACTTCGCCAAGCTGATGCAGTCGCACGGCAACCCGTTCGACTGGAACTGACCTCCTGACCTCTCCCCGTCCCTACGGCACCCCGGAAGGGGTGAGAGGTCGCAATGCCCAACGCATTCACTGATACATCGGCAATGTCCAACGCGGTACAGACCGCGTACGACAAGAGCTTCGAGTTTGCTCTCCGCAGCCAGCCCATGTTCCGCGCGGTTGCGGACAAGCGCCCGGTCAACACCACCGCCCCCGGCGGCTCCATCGTCCTGGAGCGCTACCAGGATCTGGCCGTGGCCACCACGGCGCTGACCGAG